CATCTGCAACCTGTCCGGCAGTTCTTTCTTCCGGAGTTGTGCCAAACCATGTTTTACCAAGTTTGCCACTTGGAAGAAGTGTAACTTTGTTATCCGGATAGAAGTATGCTTCTGCTTCTGTTCCATCTTCCTGCGCTTCTGCGTACATTTTGTCGTAGAGAACGATTGTAAGTTTTGTTCTTGATTTAACAACAGAAATAACATTATCGTCTGTTACTTCGATGTTTGCTGTAAGGTTCTGTGCAAGAATTGCATTTTTAATCTGTGCGTTATCTAACAAATACTGGAATGTGTTAGAGTTCATAAGCACATAAGATGCAATTTTGCCTTTCTTTGCAAGTGCTTTTCTTGCGTTGTTAAGGTCTGTGAGCGGTTTAGAATTTACTGTGTCGCTCCATTTTGCTGCATCTAACAGTTTCAGATAATGCTCTGCTGCATACTCTCCGTCCGGATCGTAGTCATATTCGTATTTAACACCGTCAGATTCAATTCCGATAACCGGATGACCGTCTACTGTTGAAAGTAAAGCCATACGCATACGCTCCGGAACAACTTCGGCACCACGAACAAGAGTTGTTGTATCATCGTAAATACTCTGTAAAGCACCCTGGAGATATGGGTCGTTTTCATCTTTAATTCTGTCAATTTCCTGCGCATCCTCTTCTGTTACAACCATCTGCTCACGGAAGAATGCCATCTGTGTTTTTTCTGTTTTTAAACCGCCTCTTGCTCTTAAAGCCGGAAGTGCATCGAAGTTTGACGGCTTTAATGAAACAGGCAGTCCCTTGTGCGTTCTAATCCATTTAAGGTCAAGACCTGATTTCTTCTCTTCCGGGAAAAACTGCAAACCTAAGTATGGAATGTCGTTACTTGCATCTGTTGTAGCAACCTGTGCAATAGACGCTGAATTTACTACTTCGCTAACTAACATATTTTTTTACCTCCTGCATATCAATTATTCAAAAATAACCATCGGTAATGCTGTCTTAACTGCATCATCAATGGTTACTCCGCTGTGTTTCTGTGCTACTGCCGTATTGATATAGGCTTTCTTTAAAATAGTTCCCTGCGGTCTATCTTCTGTTACATCATGTAAAAGAATGCCCGCAACTGTTGCTGTGTTGTCTGCAACACCATTTGCTCCGATTGGTGTTCCCGCTTTAACAACTTTCTTTCCGTTCTCTAACGTGTCTGAAACACCTGAAAAATCAAGTGTAATTGCAATGCCCTCAAAAGGTTTTCTTTTTAAAATAAGAGCATCACCAAGATAGTTTGTTTTTTCAAACTGCATCATGCTTAATTACCTCCTAAATAATGTGATAAAATATTGTTATCCTGTTTCTGCGCACCGAAAAACTTGGATGCAAGTCTTTCAGCATTTGATTTATCTTCTGCCCCGCCACTAGCACTACCGCCGCCCGGATTGGACGCTTTATTTGCGATTTCCTGCTCTTTTGCGGTTGCGGAAGCCGTTTCTTTATCGGAAATAATTTTCCCAAGGGCTTCGTAATCCATGCTTCCATCATCTTTGATAACGGAATTTGCCTGTTCAGAAGTAATCTTGAATTGCTCCATAGCCTTACTTCTTTGGTCTCTGATTGCGTTTACTCTTTCAAGTTCTGCAATCTTATTGTTTGCGGTCTCCAAATCCTTACGTGCTTTTTCAGCTTCCGTCATGTTTTGACTGTTGATTTCATCAAGCTGCGTCTGCAACTCGTCCGCTTTGTCCGCTTTGGCTTTGTAACCATCGGCTCTATCTTTTTCTTTCTTTGTTTCCGCATTGATTGAGTTAAGCAAATCTGTAATCTGTTCTTCTGTCGGTTCTGCCACGCCAAAAGAAACAAGTTTTGCTTTTGCCTCTGCTCTTGTCATAAATTACCTCCGTCAATTCACGTTTTTTAACACGGTTCACTCCGCTTGAATTGTTCTCCTATTTCACGCATAGGTGCAAATTTTTATATAGAAAAAGCAACCTCGGATTACTCGTTGGTTGCTGTTCTCTTTTTATTAAATTCGTCAACTAATCTCTGCGCCGCTTCCTCTTGTGCTTTTGCATCTTCTACAACATCATCAATAGTTTGATACAGTTTATCAAGATACGGCTTTGATATTAAGAATACTTTTTCAGAATCAGTCCAAAGACCGCAAGTTTTAATAGCAATCAATGGATGTATTCCTGCCGTAACAAGCATTTGAAATACCTGCGCTTTTACTTGCATATTATCTGTTGGACTATGGCTTATTTGCACATCGTAGTCCATTTCTCCAAAAGTAAATTCCTGCTTACCGGACTGACGAATTACATTTCTAATAATTCGGTTCAAACGTCTTTCAGAATCTATTGTGTACGGGTCTTTCAGTTTAGCGGCTTGCTTTGAAAAATCCCATCCGTTACGAAGTTCAACCGCTCCCTGCGTATCTCCGCCGGTGTTTCCCTGCTTATTTGGAATTGCTGAAATCGACAACGCATTGTTCCATAAATCATCCTTTGCAACTTGGCTTTCCGTCTGATTTAATTCCTGTGACATAATGTCGACATCCGCTTTATGCTCTGCTCCGTTATTTGACTTAACAACCAAAGCACCATTCATTTTCATTTCTTGGAAAGTTTTTAAATCAACTTCGCAATTCACAAATTTAACCCAAGACTGCACAAATTGTTCGATTGCATCCATTCTGTTTGACTGCATATTGTTAATTGCGTCAAGCATATCAATTACTAATTCCACATCGGAAATACGACATTGATTGTTTGGATATTCCACAATTGGTATACCACCAAAAGCGTGCAATCTTGATTTTACGTCCACTCCGTCTTTTACTTCTAATACAACAAGTGCGCTGTTCTTAATTTGATATTCGTGCGTCTCGGAAAAACACAGTAAGTATCTTTCGCCGTTTTCGTCTTTTAATTCTTGCACTGACAACAACGGTTCTTCTGTATAAGACGAATAAATAATAAACGTGTTAATCGGTGTAGGAACTGTTATTCTGAACGGAATTTCTTTGTTTAATGCTCTTTGTGTTGCTTTAAATCCTGTTCCTGTTGCACAAGTCCATTCTCCGCTTGAAATGTCTTTTGAGTGCTTTCCTGCGGCTTTGCAGTAATCATTGAACAAATCAACTTCTTTGCCTTTTTGTTCGTCTTCGCTCAAACAAACGCATTGAATAGGCTCTCCGTTGGTCTGTCCGTTTTTAAATCGCACAATTTCCCACGCATGATTTTCAACAATGGGATTATTTACATCATCACGAACAACCTTTTTTCGATAGCGAATAGGCTGGTCTCCGTTTTTGTAATCCCAAAGATATTTGAAAATCGCTTTATTTGTGTTAAACACACCAATACAGCTCGCCACAACCTTTACGACATTTTCTTCCGTGATTGTTTCTGTATCAGCATATGCAATTTTTCTACCATACTGACCTTTTACAAGGTCCTGCAATCGCATTGTGTTCATAATTGCTCCTATCTAAACATCATTCCGCTTGCAGTATTCCACTTCGGAACCGCTTCACTTTTTACAAATTTGCCGTTTTTAAACGAAATCAGCCGATTACATTTCCGACATTGAATTGATTTTGTCGTTACTGACCGTCCGTCCCATTCGCCAAGTTTGCGATAACACCACGGACAATACAAAGTTTTGCTATCTCCCATAATAAAAACCCTTCCCTTTCCCCTACTGCATCAAAAAGGCACCCGCATTTCTGCAAGTGCCTTTCCGAGGGGGAATGATTGAATGAAAAAATATCATTAAGACTTTTCTTCAGCTTAAACACTATCATACTTTTTCGTGACATATGGGACAACTTACTCCATAAAGCGATAAAATGCTTTTTTAACACTATCTTCCGTATTTCCGCCACCCATTCTGTCCGCTACTTTGTTCCAAGACAAACTTTCAACAAACCTAAGATTAATAATTCTACGCAAATGACTATCTTCAAGGCTATGTATAAATTCTTCTACCTCATTTGTCATCTGTAACAAGTCAAATTCTTGTATTTCCAAAGCAGATTTTCTGTTGTTTAGCATCAGTTTTTTCGACAAAAGATTAGTTCTTGCTTTTTCATATTCTGCAATCGGAACGCCCTCAATGTTAAAACTCTGAATACCGCCAAGACCGCCTTTGACTTTATCTTTGACAATCTCTCCGCTTTCCATTTCCGCAATCCGTTTTTCAAGTTTTGCAATCTGCTCTTCAAGTTT